GATGCTAATGTTGTTCCTGAAGTAGGTGATATTATTTTATATCAAAATGATTATTATGGAGTAAGTGGAACAATATCAAATCAATATTTTGTAGGTAAAAATCCAGATTATCCTAATAATAATTCAGATGGTACTCCAAATCCATTAAATCCAGGATTAGATGATTTTGGAGCTAATTTATCTATTATTTGTGAAACATATTATATACCTGCAGATAAAGCAGCTATATCACCATATAAAGAAAGATTTTAATGGCTAATTTTAAACCATATCCTAAAAAACAAAAAGAGATTAGTATTTCTCAACAATCAGCTTTTGATAAAGAAAGAGGAAATCCTAATGCTAGGGTTAATCCTAATAAAAATCAAACAGGGATAGAATTTAATAGATCTACAAAAATTAGTTCTAAAAAAGATACATCAAAAGAATTTTCAATTGGTATACAAGACTTAGATGAAGCAGTATTTTATTACTTTGATAATGTAATTAAACCTTTTGTATATCAAAATGGAGAAAGAAGAACAGTACCTGTAATATATGGTGCTCCTGAAAGATGGAAATCATTTCAAAGAGATGGTTATTATAGGGATAAAGATGGAGCAGTTATGTTACCTATTATTGTCATCAGAAGAGATACAATAACTAAAGATAGAACAACTTATAATAAATTAGATGCTAATATGCCTAATTTATATGGTTCATTTGAAAAAGGATTTAATTCTAAAAATACTTATTCTAATTTTAATTTATTAAATAATAGAAAACCAGTTAAACAATATAGAACAATAGCAGTTCCTGACTTTTTAAATATAAGCTATAGCTGTATTATCCAAACTTATTATATGGAGCAGCTAAATAAAGTGATAGAAGCAGTAGAATATGCATCTGATTCATATTGGGGTAATCCTGAAAGGTTTAAATTTAAAGCTAATATTGATTCATTTACAACTGCTACAGAATTAACTTCAGGTAAAGATAGATTAGTAAAAGGAACATTTAATATAAACCTAAGAGGATATATAATACCAGATGTTTTACAAAAAGATTTAAATTCTATTAAAAAATATAATTCAAAAGCTAAAGTTACTATTACAAGTGAAACAGTATCTAATATAGATAATACTAGTAGTCCTAATAATTACCAAAATCCAAACTCTGAGGGTAGAATTAGATAATTTTAAAGAATCTGAATATATTTATAATAAAACATTTTATATATGAGTAAAATTAAGTTATCAGAAAAAGAGTTGCAAGAATTAAAAGAATTAAGGGATAAAGGAAATAGATTAATATTTTCTTTAGGGCAACTGACGCTACAACAATTAGATTTATACTCTGACATACAAGAAGTAAGAGAAAATCAGGTTGAAGTAGGGAAAAAGATGCAGAAAAAGTATGGGGATGGAAACATTGATTTAGATAGTGGTGAATTTACAAAATCAGAATAGTTTTTTGAAACTACTTTTAATATTTATAACAAAATAAATTAATTAATATAGAACAATGGCGGAAACATTAATATCTCCCGGAGTATTAGCAAGAGAAAATGATCAATCTCAAATAACTCAAGGACCTAGAGAATATGGTGCTGCAATAATTGGTCCATCTATTAAAGGACCTGTTGAAGTCCCAACAGTAGTAACATCATATAGCGAATATTTAGCTATATTTGGTGGATCTGTTACAAGTGGTTCACAACAATATTCCTATTTGAACCAAATAGCAGCTAACAATTATTTTAGACAAGGTGGTAATTCATTATTAGTAACTAGAGTTGTTTCATCATCAGGTGATTGGGATGGTGCTAGTTCAACTTCTATCTTTAATAATGTAGGAACAGGAGTGATTGGAGCATTAACTTCTTCAACTGCTACATTAAGTGTAAATGCATTTAATCTTACAGGTAGTACAGGAGCTGAAGTAACTGGTGCAACTCAAACTGCAACATCAGGTAATGGATCAGGATTAACAATTACTTTTCAATTAGCTAATGCTTCTGCAACATCAAGTATTGCAGGTGCTACCGTATCAGTAACAGATGGAGGTAGTGGATATGCTGATGGTGATACAGTAACATTTTCATCTGCTTCATTAGGAGCTGTTAACCCAGCAGGTACTGCAGCAGGTACAGATTTAATTATTACTTTAGGTAGTTCTAATATTGTTAATGCTAGTGCCTTAACAATCAAAACAATTTCTAAAGGTAGTAATCTTAACAACTCAGGTTCAGAAAGTACAGGTAATACCTTAGTTAGTGGTTCAGATGATAACATTAGATGGGAAATTAGTTCAGCAAATACCTCTTCAGGAGTATTTAGTTTAATAGTTCGTAAAGGTAATGATAAAAGAACTAATAAATCTATTTTAGAAACTTGGAATAACTTATCATTAGATCCAAAAGCTCCAAATTATGTTGAAGCCGTAATTGGTAACAGTTACTATGGTTCAATTTCAACTGACCCAACAACAGGAGAATCATATTTAAGAGAATATGGTAACTATGTTAATAAATCAAAATATATTTACGTATCTAGTGTAGATTACCCAACTCCAGATTATTTTGATAATAATGGAACAGCAAAAGCTGAATTTACAGGGTCTATTCCAGTAGTAGGATCAGGTTCATTCCAAAATGGTACTGGTGATTTATTCCCAGCTTCTTCAGATGCTAAATTTAATGAAAATATTACAGCAAATGATATTCAAGGTATAACAGCTAATGATTATACAGCATCAATTGCTTTATTAGGAAATAAAGATGATTATAATTTTAATGTGCTTGCAGCACCTGGATTAATTCATCAATTACACTCTTCACAAGTTAATTCACTTGTTACAACAGCTGAATCTCGTCAGGACTGTTTAGCAATTGTAGATTTAAATTCTTATAATGCTAATGTAGGTGCAGTAACAGCTAGAGCAAGTTCATTTGATAGCTCATATGCAGCTGCATATTGGCCTTGGTTACAAACAGTAGATCCAAATACCGGAAGAACTGTTTGGTGCCCAGCTTCAACATTTATACCTGGAGTATATGCTTATACTGATGCATCTTCGGATCCTTGGTTCGCACCAGCAGGTTTAACTAGAGGTGGATTAGGACAAGTTATTAAAGCTGAAAGAAAATTAACTTCTGGAAATAGAGATAGCTTATATGAAGCAAATGTTAACCCAATTGCAACATTCCCACAAACAGGAGTAGTAGTATTTGGTCAGAAAACATTACAGAAAAAATCAACAGCATTAGATCGTGTAAACGTTCGTAGATTGTTAATTGCTCTTAAAGGATACATTTCACAAGTAGCTGATAATTTAGTATTTGAACAAAATACTTTAGCTACAAGAAATAACTTCTTAGGTCAAGTTAACCCATATCTAGAAAGTGTACAACAAAGACAGGGATTATATGCATTCAAAGTAGTAATGGATGATAGTAATAACACACCAGATGTGATAGATAGAAATGAGTTAGTAGGTCAAATTTACTTACAACCAACTAAAACAGCTGAGTTTATTATTCTAGATTTCAATGTATTACCAACTGGAGCAACATTCCCAGCATAAAAATAAAAGAATAGAATATTTATAATAAAATAATAAAAGTACAATGGCAGTATTAGATCCTAACGAAATATTTTTCACAGCGTTTGAGCCCAAACAGCAAAACAGATTTATTATGTACATTGATGGTGTCCCATCGTACACAGTAAAAGGTGTTGGAGCTGTATCATTAACACAAGGAAGTGTTGCCCTTAACCATATCAACGTTCAACGTTATGTTAAAGGTAAAACAGTTTGGAATACAATTCAGTTTACACTATTTGATCCAATTACTCCTTCAGGCGCTACAGCAGTAATGGAGTGGGTAAGATTACACCACGAATCAGTAACTGGCCGTGATGGATACAGTGATTTCTATAAAAAAGATTTAACATTTAATGTGTTAGGTCCTGTAGGTGATATCGTATCTGAATGGGTCATTAAAGGTGCATTAATCACAGAAGCTTCATTTGGAGATTATAACTGGGATAGTGTAGATGCTGCTCAAGAAATTACAATGACTGTACAACCCGAT